CGCTCTGTAATACTCGTTAAGACTTATGCAGTAAGCATCGAGAGCAGAGTAAGTGTAAAGGTCAATACCCTTCTTGCTTATCGGTGCTGGTCGCTTCTTAGCTGCCATGACTTTATTATCTATCTAGAAGTATGTTGTAAATCTCATCGACACGCGAGTTCAGTCTCTTAATTTCAGAGAGTAAATGAGTAATGACATAGCCAGCCAAGCCACCCAGTATTGTGATGCTTGCGATGTAGAGGGTAAAGAAATCCTGTTGTGTCATTTCTTAGGGCTCGCATATCCGAATACCCCAGCCACGATTGAGCCGAGGATAGAGCGATAGTCCAAAGCAAAGTTTGAGGTTGTACCCCATACTGCTAGGAACGCTCCAAGAGAGACTATTGCTGGGTGCTTCATGTTCATACTGTGCCGCCTATCATCGGGATATTAAAGAACGAATCATCTGAATCGCCTTGCTTAGTGAAAGAGATATGGCAATGCTGGTCATGCGGATTGATTCCAGAATACTTGCGCCAGCGCCACCCCATGCGAGGGGAAGCAATTTTACCTGCGAAGATGATGTAAGCAATGCGCTTGTCAGACTTTGCCGCGTGTCGTATCTGATCTGCAAGATAAGGCATGAGGTCAGGCTTTTTCTTTCCAGATAGATCCCTGTCAATATCAATGGCTCTGACGATACCCTTTGCATCAGGATTGTGGTCAGAAAGACGTGATGAATGACGGGCATCGCCAATGACCCCATCTGAGGCGCGATCTCTGTCTGGGTAAGAATCATCTATCTGCTGCCTTAGCTGTTGCCCAGCCTTGCAAAGTTTCCAACTCATGCCAGTAAGAGTTTAGCTTCGTCTGCTGTGATCCCTAGGCGCTCAAGTAGAGCAGCCTTCGCCTGTGCATCTGCCTCAGCCTTAGCATCGGCTTCTGCCTTCTGCTCAGCTGCTAGTTCAGCCTGATAAGCAAGTTCTGCAACCTCAGCATCAGTTAGCTCGATGATTGTCTCGATGCCTGTAGAGCAATCGATTTCGATTCGTGTTGGATTAGGCATTTTTGACTCCATATAGATAGGCGGTTGAGTATTGTGCAAAGTTGTCACCATTACCGCTAAAGACGGTAAGTTGGTTTATTGCTGTGGTTTGTGACCATAGGTTAGCGTCAAAGTACGCGTAAGCGGTTGTGGCATTATTTTCTGCAACTGAATCAACTGACATTGACTTATTGGTAGAACCTGCATAATTTGGAATGTAGATTTCTTGATTAGCAAAGGTGTTAGATGTTGCCCCAGTTGCTGGAATGTCGCCAATGTAAGAGACAGTAAGGCTTCCTGACCCAGCACTTGCACCGTTGCCGCTGAGGTATCTGTTGGTCATGTTAGCCGTTGAGTTATTAACCTTTAATTGAGTGTTATCCCAAGTAGATGCTGCGCGGCTTGAGCGAGCAGAGATTTTCAAGCAGAGGTCTGTGTAAGTGCTAGGAATAGAAGTAAAGTCGATGCTTGAAGCACCGCCTGAGCCGACTGTAACGCTTGCAATAAGTTCGAATGTATTTGCCATTATGCCGCCTGAATTCCGTATAGGGTAAAGGTAGTGCCTGCCGCGTAAGTATTAGTTCCTACCGCCAAAACTTTTATTTGATTGATTGCAGAAGTGGAGCGCCATAGACCAACTGTGGTCATTACGTAATCTGCGGCTGAACTATGCCGGCATAAAACGGTTTTGTTAGTTGTAGTGTTAGAGTAATTTTGAAAATGCGCTATAGACACAACAGTTGAAGCCGTATCGCCTGTTACGTTGCCATAAATAGCGGTAGCGTTTGAATATCTGTATGAGTTAGCGGCTGAGCCTGTACCTAAAAGAACTGTGCTTGAATAATTAGTGCTTGTGTCAATTGAGCCATTGCCAACCTGATAATACATTCCTGGTGTGCCTGAGCCTGTAACGATTGATGCGACCAATACTAGGTCTGTGTAAGTGCTTGGAATGGAAGTAAAGGTATAAGAAGCTGTTGTGCTTCCCAGAGTTGTAGTCGCAATTGGGGTGTATGTTGATCCGGCTGCCATGATTACCCCTTAATCCCGTATAGTGCGATTGATGTATTGATTGCCATGTTTCCTGATGAAGGATAAACATAAATGGAGTTAATAGCCGCTGGAGTTGCGAACCATAGACCGGAGTCGAGTTCCACTCCACCTGAGCCGTTACGATCTGAACCGCTTAATGCTCGAACTGTCTTATTCTTATTAGTGGAAGTGTAATCAAGGATATCGACAATAGAAGCGCCAAAGGTGTTTGATGTACTGGCGAAGCCTGCACCTGTAAGAATCGCAACGCTGTTTCGTGTTGTGCTTGCGCTTGCGCTGGCACTTGACCCGTTACCTTCTAGGCGATGAAGCGCGTAATTGTTGCCTGTATCGCTATTGAACTGGAAGTTAAGCGCATCGGTTGTAGATACATTGGCTGTAATGCGCAACTGAAGGTGCTTGAAGGTGCTTGGAATAGATGTAAATGTCACGCCTGTTGAAGTGCTGGCAAGAGTAAATGTTGCAATAGACTCATAACTGTTAGTTACAGGCGGCACTCCACCGGCATAAAGCCCTGCTGTGATTGCTCCAATCACTATGCAATTGCCCCTACAACATACCAAGTGTCTGTTGCTGTCTTAATGCAGACGGCTGTCTTGTATTGAGCCAAGGTTGGAGAAGCTGCAACTGCACCTGCTGAAAGAATTGTTGTTGTGCCTGAGGCGATTGCTGAAATAGTGCAAAGTCCTGCACCTTTATTGAGGAGCGTAATAGCTGTACCTACCGGAAAGGCTACCGAGGCATTGGTAGGAATCTTAAAGGCAATAGCTGTTGCGCGGTTCAATGGAATTAAAGTTTGGTATTGATCGGCAAGAACTGCGGTATAGCTTGATGCGGTTTGGTCTGCGCCGATTGTAAAGGTGGTTAAACCGTTAAACATCGAGGCTGTAAGGATGTCTCCTGTTGCCGCTGGGAAGCCTGTTGCCATTTATATCTCCTAGTAAGTCATTGCACTCACGCCAATTATACCGCGTTCTGTGCTTCCTATGATGAATCCATCGACGATGGGCTCAAGTGTTGTTACTGTAACGCTCATGCTGTTAGGGCTGATATTCCACGATAGACCTTGGCATTGCAGGGTCTTAGTAATGGTTGAGCCGTCAGGCTGGATATTGCTAATCCGTAGATTGTCAAAGTAATCCAAGCCAATCATCGTGTCCGTTGGTACTGCTGGGTCTAGTAGATCAACAAGCATCTGGTCAATACGAATAGTTGTCTCTGCTCTAGTTGCTACATAGGTTGCAGCGATATTGAGGGCATTAGCATCGGTATCGATAACCAAGTCTTGTGCGCTGTATTGGTGAGGGAAATATCGGGCAATGCTGTCTGCGTTCTGTGCGAACTGGGCTGTGCCGCCGTAACGGGTCATCTGAGCCTGATTGATGATGAGCTTGTCATCGAAGGCGAATACTAGGTTACGGTACGGGATACCGCCGGTCTGGTTAAACTCGATTGGAGTGCCAGCGATAGATGAGGCTACTGTGTTTCTATCCTTGAATACGGCAGTTCCTGAGCCGTTGATAAAGAAAGCGCCCTGCTCTGAGAACTCTGCGTTCTTAATGGCGTTAAGGCTTGTGCGTAGGGTTGCAGGGTCAGCAATGCAGTTAGATTGACCAGTTGCGATTGTGCGCATATTGGAAGGGAAGTCCACCTGATCTAGAATCTTGCCTATGCGTGTGCCGGTAGATTGTCCTGCTCCTGAGTCAGCCACCGTTGTAACCTGCGCTAGGTTGAACAAGCGGAAGGCATCAGCTACATAGATATCGACATAGCCCATCTGCTCGGCTTGGTCATAGGTATAGCGATACTCAGTTGTATAGCCTGAGAATAAGAACTCCTGCGCTGTTGCAGTTGTCGCTGCAATACGCACCTTGCGCAGAGGTACTAAATAACCGTAGTACGGGCTGGAAGTGTTCTGAGGGTTAAAGTATGAGTCAGGGTCAGTAATGCGTACAACGGCTGTGCCAGCAACATAGGTATCGCTCTGGATATCTCTGCCTCGGTTGATGGTGATATTGCGAACGTTGGGAGTTAGATCAACAATAGGAACTGGAACTGTAGATGAGCCTAGTGTGCCTGTACCTAGAACTCCGTATTTAGCGTCACCGATAGTAAATGGATAGCCGAAAGTCGCTCCTGAACTAAAGTCAAAGGATACGGATATCTCGGCAGGTAGGCTCATCGACCAGCGAAGCTTCCGTAAGTTCTGTTAATGGCTGAAGGGATGCCTGACATCGAAGTATCTTGCAGAGCTGATGCAACTGTCTTGCCATCAATCTGAACAACGATTGGCTGTGCCTGTCCGAATGGAGTGCCAATGTAGCCTGAGCCATTGCCACCGGCTTGACCGAAAGGTGTTCCCATTGTGTCCACGAATGAACCGGCTTGCCCGAATGGAGTTCCTGTATAACTTGATACTGTATTAGTGGATGGGCTAATTACTGTTGTGGTGGCTGTGCTTGAGCCAGCAGTTGCTACTTGGCGAGCCTTCTCCATAAGTCTGTCAAGATAGGCTTCCCATGAAGCAAACGGGTTCTTAGCGTCAGGAAGGCTTGCAAGATATCCAGCGAGCTTCTCGCCTAGTCCTTGAGCCTTAGCAATTTCATAGGTGAGTTTCTGTGCCTCTGATACATTGCCTGTTAGTAAAGCAAACTGAAGTTCAACGCGCTTGCGATCCTCGTCAGACAACTTGCCTTTGAGAGCTGCAATGAGTTGAACCTGCTCTAGGTCAAAGACTGTTCCAGCCTTCTTTA